GATCAGAAGCAGTCCGTCTTTCAAGAGCACGAAGAGCGGTTCAAACGCCTGCGCGGACAGAATCTGCACACTGTCGGAAAAGGTCGACGTCGCACCACTCCATGTCCGCTCCTGCTTCGCCATCGCACCGGAGAACTTCTCCAGTGACTTCTGAAAGACCCCAAAGATTTCATTGGCATCAGCACCGGACTTCTGAAGCCGCGTCATTTCCTGACGGGCTTCCGGTGTCATGACTGCGAGTTCCTGCAACCGCATCGCGGCCTCACCGAAGGGTTGTCCTCCCTTGAGGTTGGAATACAGTCGACCAACCCAGAACCCGAGTTCGTTGATCGGGGCAGTGACAGCCGCTGAAGCGTCACCGATCATCTGAAGGTTTTCCAGACTGTTCAAGGCTTCGCCGCCAAACGTCTGCAACATTCGGCTAGCCGCGATGATCGGCCCGGTCTCAAACGGGGTCTTCTTGGCGAACTCAAACAGTGATGCGACGTGATCTCTGGCTCTTGATGCCGATCCGAAAAACGTCTCAAACTGCATCGTGGATGTTTCAAGCTGGGCGTTCATGCCGATGACCGCCGACTTCGCCATGCCGGTCGCCGAACTAAACGCACCCATGATCGCCGATGCGCCGATGAACCCGCCCATCGTCCCCAATGCCGTCTTGAGGACGTTGCCCATGCGACCCGCAGACTGCCCAACTTGGGGCATGTCTTTCCCGCCTAGCTGTTGCAAGACTCGCTGTGCGTTCTGGATGACGGATGTCATCTCGTCGCGAGCCTTCAAGACCGCTGTGACTTCGCCAGCACTTAATGCCATAGCCTAGTCCGTCATCGCACCGACCGTCTGCTTTGGGCAAAGAACTTCTCGTCCTCGGCCTGACGTCGATCTGTGTCAATCATCTCTATCAGCACTGCCAAGTAATCCTGCGGGAGCATCATGAGGTCGGGATAGCTCCAGTGCATGTAGCGCATTATGCGGAGGTCGGCTTGCGCCCTTTCCTTCCAGACTTCCGCTTTTCGTTTTTTGGTTGCTTCTCCAAGAAATCCGTAAGCGCTGTCTCGATACGCTGCATCGTGTCTTCATCCAGTGCGCCGAGCGTGTCCATGCTGACCGGAACCGGCACGTTCTCTGCGTCCGCTGCATTCCATCTGGTGATATATGCCATTGACCGATGTAACGAATACTTGGCCCAATTGATTGCGATTTTCTGTGTCTTGTCCTCGTTACCGGGTGTAATTTCCTGCGTTGCTTCAAAGCTCTTGTCTTGAAGTTCTCGCTGTTCGGCGACAGACAACTCATTTCTGACTTCAATCCAGTCATCACTACCAATGTCGAGCTTTGTCGTGCCTGCCGTTGCAAACCGGAATGCCATGCTTACCCCTCTTGTATTAAGAAACGACCCTCGCCCGGCTGACCGAGTACTGTGACCCCGACCCGATCATCGGACAACAGTTGCAGTGATTCGACAGAGAAGCCAATGTCGTCACGACCAAGACGTAGCGTGAGATCAAGCGAACGCTGTGACAAGTAATACTGGTGCGATGTCTTCAGCGATGCCGTGATCACCGTTCGCCATGTGCCAAGCGAATCAATATCAGTAATGGCAGTCCACGCCCCAAGCGTGGCGGCGGTGAACACCCCTTTGTGAGAGATGACACCGCCACGCCCAATGATCTTGAACGCTTCGGCCACTGACTAGGTGGCGTCTCGGTTCAGCGTGCCGTCACCGACCAATGCGACCGAAGCCGTGCTCTTGGCAGTGATCCCGCCACTAATGACCGTTCCGAGCTTCACCCAGCACGTCCCGTAGTAGTACCGCGTCAATGTGCCACGCTCAGGATACAGGTAGAACTTCGACAATGCTGTCCCGGTGTGCGCGGTCCAGAGCAGTTTGTTCCCGGTGTCGAAGTTCCCCTCGACCCGACCGCTCCACGATAGCAATCCCTTCACAGCGGTCTTCCACGAATCGCCAAGCTCGGTGGTATCGGCTGTCTCGAAATCGCTTTCGATAGAGTATGTGTTTTGCTCAGACACCGCTTCGGCCTGATTCGTGCCGTCGCTGATGTAGACCAATGCGTTTTTCCCGTGGATGTTCGCCATGTGTCCTATCTCCCTCGTTGATGGATTCCAGCCCGATGCCGCTGCGCGAGCACGTCACGAATTGCGCGAACCACCTTTTCGGCTCGAAATGCGAAGGTGTGTGGGGCGACCCGATTCCGTGCTTCAGCCGCGAGCCGCCTTCGCATCGGCTCGTCGTGTAGATACCGATCAATCAGTAACCGTAGTCCAACCGCATCTCGAAATGTCGGCACACTCTCTCCGAAGATGTCGATCACCTCCTGACGCTCATCGCTGATCTGGAACGCTTCCGATGCCGCGACCTCATAGGTTCTCGGGTTTGCGCTGTAGGCTTGACCATGTGATCGATGCAGGTTGATGTTGATCTTTGCGGCTCGGTAGTACGATGGAGCGAGATTGTTATCAATACAATGTCCGTTCTGAAACTGAGCCAGCGGCGACTCGTCCGTCATGTTCGGCCAAGGACCAAGTAACCGCAGGTCGACCCCCGTCCAGTCAACCGACTCAAAGAACGCTTGCCGGTCAGCGAACCCAGATCCCAGAAACAGCACATCACAAGCCGCTTCCGGATCTGGGTCGACCGGCTTATGGATCATCGGATCGTGCGACGAAGGCAGATACCCCCATCCGTCATGCGTCGATGCCGAATACCGCTCGTTGGTAAACACGAGTGCATCCGGATTCGCCTGCACCCATTCCACCTGTTCGTTGTCCTCGTATGGAGATTCAGTCAGAATACAGACCGTTGGAATCCCAGCCCAACGCAACAGATGCAATGCACCCGGCCAGAGGTTCAACCCGCTCACCACCACCACCACATCAGCTTCGCAATAGATCGCTTCTGGCAGGATGCACTCAGATGCCATCTTCGCCATGAGACGAACATCGCTCTTCGCACTCTCCAGTGTGCGGTTGTCCGTTTCCTCGGCATAGCGACGGGTCGCTGTGATGTGGTAGATCAGTCGCTTTGTGAGGATGTAATCCGTCAGATGATGACCAGCCGCCTTCAGCGCATTGGCGTATCCTGTTGCCACGTCAGAGATCGCCATCTCTGCGCCGGGCCAGACAAAGAGCACCCGAAGCGGCTCGGTTGCCGTAGGGTCTTCTCGTGGCGAGAAAGGAATCGTGCTCATGATGGATCTTTCGCCGCTTGATAGTTCATCGACCATCGCCATCTGTTATCCGCATCACGCGGAAACGTGGTGGGGGTCGAGTTCAGCGACATCACCGTTTGGTAGCGTGTACCGCTCAAGCTCTCGTTCTCAATACCAACCAGCACCTCGTGAATGCTTTGCACCAGCGCACGACCTGTGGCAAAGGTCTGGTTCCGAACCACTACTTGGAACGTCGCATTCTCAAGGCGTATCACGCCTGTTCCTAGGTCGTGGTCCGGTGCGGGTCCGCTGTACTCCATAATCGCCACGCAGTTCGCCGGGTCGTCCGGCATGTCCCCTTCAAAGCAGTTTGTCGCCCGTGTGAGCGCTGCTACTGCTCCGGTAACCTTGACGCCAATCTCATCCAGCAGCATGTCTACTCAGCCCCACGTTCTCCCGGTCTCGGCTGTGTCACCAGATAAACACATGGCGCAGTCGCTGCCATGACCACCTTCTGCCCGGTATCAAGCGTCCACTCTGCCGATGTAACTGAGCCAGCCGACATTTGAACGCGAAAGTCAGGTGGCGCAGGAACCGGCACAGCGGCGACAGTCTCGCCACCGTGGAAACAGCGCAAGATCGGAGTGCGTTCCTGTGCGACCGCTGTCGGCCACACGGCATACGCGAGTAGTACTCCACTGATAATCGCCACACGCACCATTGGATCTGCAACTACGTCGTGAATCCACATAAGCTCCTCCGTGACTACCCATACACCGTCGTCTTGCCACGCTTCGATGATGCTGCGCGAATCATAGCCGCGACCATCTCGTAGACACGCGGAGCCATCTTTGCGACCGGCTCTTCCAGATACTTGGCCTGCGTCGGTGGTTTGTGGTAGTAGAACAGGTTTTCATGCACTTCTTCCGCATACTCCGCTGCCGATCCACCGTAGCTCAACAGAACGAGAATCTCGTCACGCTTGAGCACTGGCGGGTCGACCTGTTGGGACGAGCGCAAAACACCCTCATCCACAGGCACAATGGCAACAGACTTACTCATAATCAATTCACCGGCAACCGACAGCGCGGCAGCGACAGCGTTCAGGATCTCTACGTTCACGTCGTTGACAACCACGGTCGACTGAATGTTGATGTTTGCCATCGGTCTAAAGAGAGATCGTCGTGTGATGGAGTCCGTCTTCGTCTGGCACCATTTGCACAGACATGATTCTCGGTTGCTGTGGTGTCCATGTGTCAGGTAACGTCACCCGGTCATCCGGACCAATTACAGCCGCCGCATATAGATGCACTTGCACCGTGCTTAGTCGTAGCTCACCCTGTGCATCACGCACCTGACGATGCCGACCTGAGACACGCGCCTTGTACTCGACCTTGTCACCGAAGGTGTCTTCGTTGTTGACGTTCTTGCCAGTCTGCGGCTCGACATACACGGTGTCGACATAGAGTTCTTCTAGTTCGGCAGCAAGGCTCACGGGTCACCCCCTGTCCACAGTGTTTGCCGTCGTCGAATCACACCAGTTGTTGATCCGGACTCATCGTGCAAGGTGTTGTGGAACTTGCGCTCTTTCAAATCCTCGTTCTGGTCAATGTTGTCTTGATCTGTAATAAGCCGACCGCCAACAAAGGGGTTCTGGTGACTGAGTCCGTTCTTGCGCCATTCTGCCGACAGTGCCATGTAGTCACTCTTCCCGTAACTGATCGACACATCGCCAACCGACTTGCTCGCTACCGGACCCACGCGCATCGCCAGCACTCCTGCCGTGGTCGACGCTGCCATCCAACTGTTCGCCGAGACAGACACCAACGAATCAATCTCCGCATCACTGATCAGGTCCAGCTTTGGCGAGACGTTGGTCTGCGTCAGGAAACGAATAAAGTCTCGCTTCTGCGCGGCGGTCCCGGTCGGATTCGGATCGTCTCCGTAAGTCTTTGCCATACCTACCTACCCGTCGAACCCGTCGCCACTGGAGAACACGTTGACGATTAGGTTCGCCGTTCCCGCTGCTGTCTTGCCTTCGACTCCGCTGTGTCCACCTAGCGATGTCTTGGTGTCCTGTTCTAAATTCTCGTTCGCTGCGAGTTCGGCGTACGTCGTATACCGTGGCAGTCCAAGCATCCCCAACACCGTCACGGATGAGTCGAGTGCCGCCGAGACCTCGATGCGATACCAGAACAGTGGGTCGTAAGTGAACGGCACACCCGCACCGGGAGCGAGTCCCATGCCACGCATCCGTTCCTTGACGTGTGCTGTCGGCACGGTCCATGTAATAGCCGCATCTTGGGCAAGTGTCGCACCGCTGTCCGCTGTCCCGTCCGTATCGCTGATATCTGCCCACGCTGATCCATTCCAGTACTTGACGGTCATAACTGACGCCGTGCCATTGACCGCCCCAACGTCTACCTGCAATCCGCGAAGTGGCACATGCGATCCGACCAGCACGAAGTCACCATTTGCCAGCGTGTCCATGCTGCTTAGGGTCAGCAGTGTGCCGTCCGCACCATCCTGCATACTGTCGCTGGCGTCTGTCACCGTGCTGAGATTATCGTCGGTGTGCAAGACTGTAATCCACGGCATGGGTGCAACTTGAGCCGCCTTTGCGGTCGAAAGGTTTCGCGCATGGAGCTTGGCTTTAGTCGTGCCAAGTGGAAAGAGCACTCTGGCAGTGGTCGTGCTCAATGCGGTTCCACCGTCTGCGGTTGATGCTGACCGCCATTCGTGGTTGATTGTTGCCATACCTTCCCCCTACATAACAACAGCCCGGCCCGGCGCGAGTCGCCAAGCCGGGCTATGTTAGTTCCCTTGGCCTATCGCTACGCTCGCTTGCCCCAAGTGGCGAACCGCCGCACGTCGCATGTCTTGACAGCGCTGGCATTCGATTCGACGTAGAAGCTCGGAGCGACTTCTTCGTCCGCATCAAGTGATGCGCTGATTGACGTAACCTGCGTCTTGTTCACAAAACAGGTCATGACACCGGCAGTGCTAATCTCGACACGCCAGCGCTGGAACGTGCCAGCCGCCGAGATGGTCGTGCTGCAATCCACACCGGTCGCGGTTGTCGCAAGAGACGCCGCTTCGTTGGACTTGTTGTGCGGTGCAAAGACACCGTCTGCGTCCGTCAAGCCGCTGTCCTGAAACAGTCCCGCGACATCATCAAGCACGAGCGTGATGGTAGTGCTTGACCCTGTGCAAACCGGGTCGAGTGCATTCGCCGCCGCACCAATGAATCCGCAGAAGGTCGCCCGTGCCGTGATAGCCGTGTTCTGTGTGAACTCGACATCAATCACAATGGGACCGTGCGTATCAGGTTGAAACGGTAGCGTCGTGTCACCAACACCCAACGCGGCAACGTGCGCCGTCTCGTTGGTGGTCAATAGTGACCCAAGCGACCCGGCTTCAGCTACGCCAGCCACAGTGAACCCAGAATCGGTCTCTGCAATTCCTTGTCCGTGGACGCGCAACCCGCTTTCGGCAAGTATGGCAGTGGCATCCGTGTTCGATGCCGCTTTTTCGGAATGCCCACGGAAGTCCGAGTGCCACGCACGAATCCCAGACTGGTCATAGCTAACCGGTGTCCAGTAGGGAGATGCTTGCGTGTTCTCGTTGACATAGATCACTTTGGTAGCCGTGTCCATATACAGAGAACCGGGACCAAATGAGTGCGCCTTCGCGCCGGTCCCAGATGTGCCGCTAGCAGGAGCACCAGACCCGGCGTTAAAGCCTGATCCGTTGACGGCTAGTGCTCCTACGTTTGCGATGCCTCGCGTTACAGTGTTTGCCATGATTACTGCCCCACACTGAGAGATGGTGTTCGTCGTCGTCGCTGACGCGGTGGATGTTCAGCGACCTTCGACGAACTCGCCTCTGACTGCCGTTTGGCTTTCGGCCAAGTAATGTCCTTGTCGGACCCTACTTCGCGACAGTACCCCTGCTCTTGGCACATGCGGAGGTTTCTCCAACCAGTGGCATCCACCACCGCTCCGGTTGGGATCGTCGTCCGCTCATGTGGTAGTGGCTTCAATATCTCGACCAACATTCATCACCCCCGTGGTTAGTCGTTACCTGCGTAAGCAGTCTATGCCACCGCGCCGTTGAAGAAGTAACCGAGATCGGTTGAAACGACTTTGTCGTCAAACGCAATCTCGCCTTCGACCCGGTCGGCCTTGCGGTATTCCATACGCATCCGGCTAATGCCAATATCTTGGCCTAGTCCGGCTGAGACGCCTTGCCATGTGAAGATATATCCCGCACTCGGCGCAAGCAGCGACGGTGACGGATTCACATAACAGAGCAGCGCATGTTTACCATGCACTAGGGAGAAGGATGCTGTCGCACCTTCAACCGCTGTATTGTTGACCGAAGAAGCCACAATCACCCGGTCGACACCGAAGATACCCGCGAGCATCTGCTCAGTGACCACATTGGCTGACGTGTATTTAAACCGGTCCACGATGTCAGGATGGTGCTTCAACTGTCGAAACGTCTGGTAACCCAAAACCAGCGTGTTCGGCATCATGCCAGTGCTCGTCAAGATGGTTTCCTTGCCAAGCTCGACATCGTTGATGGGATCGGATGTGGTATACGCCGACCACAAATTGCTCGGCGTCACGTCGTTGTCCCAGACGCTGGTCGTGAAGTAGTCAGACGCCCACTGCTTTTCCATCCGAAGAAGCAAGCGACCCGTGACAAATTCAGTCGCATCGCGGTCTGGGTTGATGGGCGCATCGGCGTTCATGCGAACTTGATCCGGCACATCCTTATGGAGTGCGAAGACGTCACATGAATAGCTTGCCGTCGACACGTTGTAGCCAGACCCTTCGCTCTCGGTTGCTGGCCCACGCACCTTGGCTTCGTCCCTGAACCAGTCAGCTTTGGTGTAGATGTAGTACTTGTCCGTCTGTTTCTGGACAGGCACAATCGGGAACACCCGGCTGGCTATGAACTGTGATGCTCGTTGCCGATAGGCGACCGAGATGTTGGTCAACACTGCGTCAACATGAACATCGGTCGGGGTTGGCTGAGATGGCATAACTCGATCTCCTCGTCTTGTTCACACGCTTTAACTACGCCGAACGATGAGGCGCAATACAATTTACCGTGCAGGTTACGTACTCACCCGCACCCGTCACTGTGTCGGTCGCCATTCCGACTACGTACTCGGTCGTATCCGACCCTGCCGTTTTTCCGTCGACCTGTCCATCGGAAGATGTGCCAATCACATCCCCGGCGGTGATCGCGCCATTGGCTTGAATCTTTCCAACGCCAATCAGTCCGATGGTCGCTGCCTTGCCCAATGTGTCAGGCTTGTTCAGCAACACACCATGCGGAATATCGGTCGCCGCCGCTATAGCCGCCACTCGACCGTTTGTGTCGAGCTTTACGAATTTCAGATGATGCGCTGAGATATCAGCAGCGGCTTCTCTCGTGTCTGTCAGCAACCAATTCTCTCGTGCCATAAGAACAACCTCCAGTCGGGTCCAGCGGTAACCTAGTTAATGGTTCGCCCACGCTGCTTCTGCTCGTCCAGATGCCGCTTGTAGAGCACCGGGTCGGCTTCGCATACCTTCGCAACAGCGTCCCCGAACTGCAATGATCCGCTGCTGTCATCGACGAGCTTGTCGGCTCGCTTGTTGATTTCGCCCTGTGCCGATGCAGACGTATCTCCAGACCCGGCACTGCCCTGCTCGGCGAACAGGCTACCCGTCCGAATCGCTTCAGCCGCACCTGTCATCAGGGCATCAATGCGATTCCATTTGTCTGTGTCAAATTCAGAAATCGCCTTGAAGATTTCGATGTCGTCCTCGGCCTTGATACCGGGAACACCTTTCCACTCGTTGGCGATCTTGCCTTCAAACGCTTTGGTGATGCGTCGGTCCTGCTCGGACTTGGCAATGGTCTCTGCTTTCTCTGCGCGGTCAGTCGCTTCCTTCGCTGCGACCTCGGCTTTTTCGAGCTTTACTTGGGTGTCCGCAAGCGCTTTCGACACAGCGTCATCGATGCTTTTCTGTATGTCAGTCGCATCATCGGCTTTTTCTGTCACGGTGTTTTCAATCTGATCATCATCTGGCATTGTAGGCTCCGCTTCTGAGATGAACTCCGTCAACGTCGTCACGAGTTCTCGTAGTCTTCCAAGTCGCTTGGCACTGATCTTGCGCCCGGCCTTAGTGATGGTGTCCACGGCAGTCGTCAGGTCGCCTGCGTCCAAGTCGTCGTCATCGGCTCGTTTGTAAATCATGATGTGCGACCCGTCACCCGTCTCTCGGTCGTAGTTCGCGCCTATGTCAACAAGGTCGACCCGCGTTACCTGTAAATTGACCAGTTCTTTTGCCATCGCCTACACCTCGCGACGGTCGGCTCGACCCTCGATGGAGAACATGGAGAACTCACCACTCCGCACCTTCTCAAACGATTCCTTGGGTAACTTGAACCCTACCCACCACCGTGGCGGCACGGCATCTCGATCAAGTCCCATTGCTTGTAGTTTGTCTGGCGTCACCACAAAACTTTCGACCAGCTTGGCAACCGTTCCCTTGGTACTGCCCCGGTCGTGCATCTCGCCCATATCGCGGAACTTCAGCACATAGTCGTAGGCGGCGTCTTCCAACACATCCGGACTAATACGCTCGTTCTGGAGATCCGTCAACGCCTCACCAGCCTTGCTTACGGCAACATTGGCATAGCCGAACACCAGACGCTTTGGTTCGTCGACTTTCGCAATCGGATACATTACCTGTAATGATGCGAGACCGTTTTCAGCATGTCAACCATGTAGGGAATGTTTGTGTCCATGTTTGTCCACCGATGTCCCCTGTGTACACAACAAACCGCCCGGCACCCCGCTGGGAATGGGAGTACCGGGCGGCTCTCGTCGGGGGACGAGACAACTGCTACATCGTCGTGGGGTGTTCCAAGTCAGCCCAGATGTTCGCTGACGCGGTGATGTAATCTCTCAAAAGTTCCCGAGACCCTTCATACCTTGCTTTGAGTGACGGGCGAGGATACGGACCTCGCGAAGTGTTATCTGCAAGGTCTGCCCATTTTACCAGCACAGCCAGCGGCGACTCAAGCACCCGCGCCAAGTACTCATCGTGGTAGGACTCCCCTTCGCGTCTGGTCAGCGAATCGACAGCCGTGGCAACCGAAGCGCCGAAGTCCCGCTCAATATCAGCGAGCGTAACATCAGAGTCTTCGACGACATCGTGCAACCACGCGACGACCCGTGGAAGCTCATGGCTTGTCCAATCTGCCACCCGAGCCGCCACTCGACCACTGTGCGCGAATGAGGCGAAGTCATCGTCAAACACGGTTCCGGCCAACGCTTTCGCAAGCAGAACCGGGTCATACAGTGTCTTGGTCATGACTTCTCCTTTCACAATGATAGTATCATCATTCATGCTCAAAGTCAACATCAACCTCAAGCGTCCAGCCGCATTCAAGGCATTCTGCTCGCTCGGCAGACAGCACCTCGACTGCTGCCGCATCGCATTCCGGACATTCCGGCGGCGGGTCTGGTGGACTCAGTGGCGGGTCTGGACAAAACATCCAGCTATTTCCGTGCATAGGTCACCCCCCATCCCACAACCGGTCGACTCGCACTCATCGAGAGCATGACGCAATCCGCTGATTCGACGACATTGTCAGTGCCAGATCGCCTAAACGATCCAGAGACATC